GGTTTGAGGTAGACCACATCATTCCACTTGGTAAGGGCAAGCATCATCAAGACAACTTGCAGTACCTTCGTGCGAGCGCGAACTCGCGCAAGGGCGCATCACTGAAGTATCGTTACGCTGATGGTGACCGCATTGAGTGGAAGACCGTCTTGTTAGCGGCAGGTGTTCCGATGTGGAGAATTACAAGCAAATACTGACAAACAAACGCATTATTTCCAAACTCTTTGACCTGGTCGATACGCGCCGATGACGGCATATGCCAACAGGCGATTGACACTTGGTCGAAGGGATGCGGAGACACGGACGGCGGAACGTCCGGCGAAATCATGGGTAAGGCAAGCAACCGTCATGTGGGTTCACCGAATAGTTTCGGATCTCGTAGTGCTTCCAGCGTGGCAACTGCGCTTTGTGCAGAAGGTATGAATAGGACGGTAGTAAGACCTTTGTGATCGGTGAGATACCCGGCGAAGGCCGACTGTGTTTGACAGTCGTAGGTGCAGGTGCGCAACCTAAGCGAATTTGTCCTCGCTAAAATAGGGCAGCACCCTCTTCTGTTGATGCGCGGCTCCGGCCATGCAACGACGCAGTAGCCCCGCCGAGGGGTTACTGCATCCACGCTCTCCGGTCATGCAACAAGGGATGTGCGAAGCCAAGCAGTACGTCAACGAAGCGTCAGCATCGAAGTGCTGGGATTGAAAGAGATTTGAAAAATCTCGTCCTTATCTTCCGATCTACATCCCCGCTCTAGCACCGGCATTGAGCCTCGCTGAAAAAAAATTACGTTGTATGCACGTTGTTGTGACATGCATAGATTTGCGCGAATCTTGATACAAGTATATACTCTCGCGTATGACAACAATCACATGGATGGACAACCGAAAGTTGATGGATGAACTGTGGCCGAAGTGGAGACTTGAGCCTGTATTGTCGAGCATCTTGAACGAGAAGTGGGGTCAACTGCATCAGGACAAACTGCAAAGTTGCATTCGCCAGCACCGTTTAGTGCGCGACTCAAAGCCTGATATATCAGCGATACACAAGGCGTACTGCGCTCTGATTCCACAGAACCTGGTAGGGGAGCGTGAGGTTGAGCAGACCCGCAACGACCTACAGCGTTGCACCCCAATCAGCCCTGAAGAGTTTGCTGAGTGGGATGTGTGGGCTGAAGCAATGTTGAAGAACGTGACAAACGAAGAACTCAAGCAGGTGCATGAGTTCATTGGTCATGTACCGGAGTCACGCCGAATCCTCGCCGTTGCTGTTGAGCATGTCCGCAAGCCGAGTGTGAGGTACGCGTGAGGTACGAGAGCAAACCAGTATTACTGCACATGAACGCACTTGCCATGTATTTGCGAGGAGAAGGCTTTACCGTTGGAATGACGCACACCGGATTTATTGCCATTGATTCGGAAGGTGTGGTGTTTCAGGTCAGCCCGTTCAGGACAAGCGCACAGATTCAGCACCCCATACACAAGCGATTCCGTGAGGAATACTCGCGCAAACTCCCACAAACGCATTGGTTTGATGAGCGTATGGAAATTCTGATTAAATGGGCAAGCAACCAAAAGAGCAAAGAATGGACTCGAAAGATGTCAACATCAAGACGACCTGTGCAGGGGACTAACCCATGATGTACCCAACCACCCGCAACAAAGCCAAGATCCTCCGAGCAGCCATGTACCTACGGCATGAAGGCTTTACCGTTGGTCAAACAAAGACAGGGTTTGTTGCTGTTGACGATGACGGCATTGTCATTCAAGCAACCCCGTACCGCACCAGCGCACAGATCTTTCATCCCGTACTCAAGATCTATCGTGAGGAATATGCGCTATCACTGCAAGAAATCTATTGGTTCACCGAAAAACTGTCATTGTTGACAGAGTGGGCAAAGGATCCAAACGCCAAGGAACCCGGTCGCGTGTTGTCAGTTTCCCGCAGACCCGTACCCTCACGCCAAAGAACCGCATGATCCATACGCTTTGTGCTGTACCGCTTGCATTAATGTTCCTTGCCGCATGTGGGGTGTGGCTATGGTTCTTTGACGATTCATCTCCGACTCGCAGACGCTCGGACTACGAATGAGACACACCAACCTACCCAACCACTTCTATGTGCAAGTTGACAACCAATACCTAGGGCCGAACATGCCAGCCGGCACAACGCCAGGCATGTGGCATGCGATCTACGCTCGACCCGGTCAATACCTGTCCTGCCATGTGATCCTCGCGTCCGGAGCGCACTGGTCAGGTCTGCCGCTTCACGCGCTGTCAACGACCAAGTCCTTTGACCCTGACTTTGATGACTCCTCGCAGCCGTGGGGAGCAATGGGAAACAACATCGAAGCCGTGCAATTCAAGGCACTTGAAGGCTTGACTGTCAACGCGTTTCGCGCCGAGGTGTCAGGCATACACACAGGTATTGTCATTGATTGGGCTGACGGTTACTCGCAGTACCCCGCAGAACACAAGCCACTCAGCCTAATCATTGCTGACGCAGGTTGGTTCTTGCTGTTGCCCAACAACCACTTTACCGTTAAGGACAAGCACTTTGTTGACACCAAGAAGTACGTTGATCAAATGAAATTCTATAAAAGAGGCGATCTCGTATATTGGGAAACTGATTGACTTATATACTGACGTAGATGACGATAAACACTTACGACGAATTTAAAACGCATATCCGCGAGACACTTGAGTCGCAAGGATCTACACGCGGGGAACTTGCGGTTGCAATGGATCGCGCAGGGATACTCCGAGCGCACACGGTGAGGTGCTTGCTTGGTACGCCTGGTACGGTGATCGGGAAACGAAAGCCAGCATTTGACTCTGCGCTTGCTATTGCCGGCGCAGCAGGGTTTGACATCGTCCTGCGTAAACGCACATGATCACCAAGCGTATAGCCATTGTCGCTGTCAATGAAGACGGCTATCGCATCGGGCAATCGCATCACAACGCAAGAATCTCAGATTATGCAGTACAGTGCATAAGGGACGCACGAGAGGAAAGAGGGCTTTCCTACGGCAAATTAGCGTCAATGTTCAAACTCTCAAAGTCCACCATACAGAAACTATGCAACTATGAAAGACGCGCCCAAATCCCTCGCGCTTACAAAAAAGTCACCCAGTACCTCTGTGATCAAACGACCAGTGGGCAAGCCGAAACGCGGCCCGGTCATGCACAACCCCAAGGCAGCGGAAGTACTTGATTGGCTGTCAACAGGTGGAACCCTGCTTGAGTTTGCCAACCGCAAGGGCAACCCGGATGTGCGTACGGTTCACCTATGGAAAGAGGAAGACGAGGAATTTGCTGCACTTTATAAGGTCGCCCGTGACAAGGGACAAGAGGCAATGCTTGAGGAGTGCAAGACCCTGTGCGACACAGAGCCTACAGACGCAGTACAAGCCGCTTGGAGGCGTTTGCAGGTCGATACCCGGATGAAGTGCCTTCGGATGTGGAACCCCGCTCGGTGGGCAGAGCGCGTTGACATGAACCATTCCGGTGGCATCAGCCTGATGGTGGCAACAGGCGTACCGGAGCGGTAATGGCTCGCACCGTCAGTTTGCAGTACAAGCCGCGAGCATGGCAGCGGGCTTGCCATGTCAATAAGCGCAGGTTTACTGTGTTGGCACTTCATCGTCGTGCCGGCAAAAGCGAATATGCCATTATGGAATTAATTGACAAGGCGATTCGGTTCAAGCAGGAACTCGGCCTGTTCTTCTACATTGCACCGTTTCTGAAGCAAGCCAAGGCTATTGCCTGGGCGCGGTTGAAACAGAAACTTGCGCCGCTCTTGCAAGAGAACGCCATTGACATCAACGAGGGCGATTTGCTCGTCACGTTTAAGCACAATGGGTGCGTCATCCGTATATTCGGTGGTGACAACCCCGACGCAATGCGCGGTGTGCGCCTTGACGGATGCGTGATTGACGAGGTGTCGCAGGTCAAACCGGAGGTGTGGAACGACATCATTCAGCCGGCACTTTCTGACCGTCAGGGTTGGGCAATGTTCATTGGGACACCGTCGGGCATCAACCTGTTCTCTGAGTTGTACTACCGCGCACAGTCGTTGCCCGATTGGAACGCCGCTCGGTACACGGTCTACGACACCCAGGCAATTGATCCCAAAGAAGTCGAACGCCTGAAACGCGACATGCCTGAGACTGCGTTTGCTCGCGAGTATTTATGCGACTTTGCCGCCGCCGGCGATGACCAGTTGATTAGCCTGTCTGACGCTGAACTTGCAGCAAGCCGCGAATATACGGACAAGGACATTGAAGGATCACCCCGCATCATTGGTGTTGACCCTGCTCGGTTTGGTGATGACCGCAGCGTGATCTTCAAGCGTCAGGGTCTTGTCGCGTTTCCACCCCTTGTGTACAGGGGCATTGACAACATGGAACTTGCCGCTCGCGTTGCGGCGGTCATGGAATCCTGGGAGCCGGACGCTGTGTTTGTTGACAGCGGTGCAGGTGCAGGAGTCATTGACAGGCTGCGTCAACTCGACTTTGACCCCATCGAAGTGCCGTTTGGTGGCCGCGCTATTCAGCCCGATCAGTTTGTCAATCGACGCACCGAGATGTGGTGGGGCATGAAAGAATGGATTGAGCAGGGTGGCAAGATACCGAACGACGTTCAATTGAAGCAAGAGATGGCAACGCCTGTGTATTGGTTTGACCAGGCTGGTCGCAAGGTGCTTGAGTCAAAGGACGAGATCAAGAAGCGTTTGCAAGGTGGCGCATCACCTGACCTTGCCGATGCGCTCGCGCTGACGTTCGCATATCCGGTTCGTAAACGATCCTTATTCGACAAGTACAAGCGCAAGTCAACTGCGAACGAAGAGTACGACCCATACAAACACGTTGTCTAGTACCCGTATGCACGGTGTAGAGGGCTAATTTATGCTGACGATTCGCCGCGCAACAATTGACGATGTGGAGGTTCTTACGCATATGAGTAGGCAATTCCACAACTTCGCGCCACACGCAGCGATGATCAACGCAACCGACACGGAACTGGAAGCCGCGATCCACGCGCTCATGGAACATGGGTGTGTGTTCGTCGCCGACCTTGGTGGCGTAGTTGTTGCCATGCTTGGCGCAATCATCAACCCCATTTGGTTCTGCCCCCGTGTCAAGATGGCGCACGAACTCGCATGGTGGGTCAACGAAGACGCACGGGGTAGCCGGGCAGCAATCCTGCTTGTCAAGGCTTACGAAGCGTGGGCAAAGGAACAAGGCGCACAAGTTGCCACAATGTCAGACCTGATGGTCAACACCACCGTGGAGCGGATGCTTACTCGGATGGGATTCCAGGCAAGCGAACGAACATACGCAAAGGAACTGTAATGCCAGTATTCACGACTATTGGTGGAGCCATTCTCGGTACTTCCGGTGCAATTGCAGCCGGCGCGGGAACCGCAGCAGGTGCAGCAGCAGCAGCAACAGCGGCAACTGTCGGCGCGGCAGCGGTTGGAGCCGGCGCAGCAGCGGCTGGTGTTGGCATTTCAGCAGCAGCCGCAATGCAGGGTCAAGCGGCTCAACAGGACGCAATGCGTCAACAGAAGAAGGCGCAGGCTCAGGCAACACAAGCAGCAG